AGATACCGCGCCACCGGTCGCCTTGCCGGTCAGATTGCCGGCGCCGAAAAAGCTGTTGGACGGTCCCATGATCGCCGAGCCGATCGCCGAAATCCAACCGGTGCTACTCGTCGCCGCCGCCATCGCAAGCCGCTGTGCCATCCCTTTCGCCCACTCGGCGAGGTAGTTCGCGACCGTCGAAGCCGTCCACGATTTAAACCACTCGCCGAAACTTGTCCATTGAGTCCGCCCGTTAGCAATCATCCCCTCTATCCCGCTGGACATATCGCCGAGCGCCGAGTCCCAGGCGCCGGACACCGTCTCGCTGGTCTCGACCGCCTGCTCGCGCAGCTCATCCATCGCGCCGCCCGCATCCTCCACAGCCGCCTTCGTCGCAGCGCCCGCCGCCGTCCCCGTCTTGGTAATCTCCTCGGCGGTCGATTCCGCGACTTTCTTCGCCACATCGACGCTTTTTTCGGCCGGTTCCATCGCCGCCATCATCGCCTCCTTGAAATCTTTCGCGACCGCGAACGAGTCGTCTGCCATCTGCCGGTTTCCCCTGGCGACGTCCCGCTGGACTTCAGCGTAGGCTCCGGCGACCGCCGCCACATCCTCCGCGTCCGGGAGCGTTACCCGGCCGAGCGAGACGTTCTCGACGTCTTCGATGTCGCCGACAAATGGCAATTTAGAGATGCCGGCGTTGAGCAGATTTATTGATGCTACCACCGAGTTGATTAGACCCTCAACCCCCTCGATCACGAAATTGATCGTCCCCTGCACCGCCGTCTTGATGCCGTTGACGATCTTGGGGAATTTATTTAAAAGCGCTTCAACACCCGTTGCAACATCGGCGAGAAAATCGGCAAAGGTCGCCGAGAACGCCATGATGTGACCGGTCGCCGACGCCACCGCCCAGCGCCAACCTTCCACAAAAGCTTTTGTCCATTTCGCCAGGGACATCTTCTCAAACCACCCGACGACCGTTTGGAGAACCGGTAGGAGCTCGACAGCCATGACGTTGCGGGCGCCAACCAGTTGCTTCCGCATCACGTCGATGTCGTCGTTGAACTCCTCAAACTTACTCGCATCCACCTCGTCGAACGATAGGCCGAGCGCGACCGCTTCTTCGCGCATTTTCCGCAGCCCCTCAGAGCCACCCTCGAACGTGTTCTTCAGCGCAACACCCTCGGTGTCGAAAAGCGCCATCATTAACCGGGATTTGTCGCCCTCATTTGTCACCTTCTGCATTGCGTCGGCGACTTCGCCCATGGCGTCCGCCAATGGCATCTCGTTGAGTCGCTTGGCGCTTAGGCCGAGTTCCTCCAGCGCCTTTCTCGCCTCCCCCGTTCCATTCGCCGCCGCCGAGATCCGCCGACCCGCCCGTTGCAGCGACGTGTCCATGGTCTGTATCGAAACGCCGCTCTGATCCGCCGCGTGACGGAACCCGGCGAGCTCGTCGATCGTTAACCCCAACTTCCTCGACGTCTTGGCGAGCGAGTTAGCCGCGTTCGCTGTACTTTTGATAATGCCAGCGATTGCAACACCCGCCCCCGCCGCAGCCGTCGCGACCTTTTTACCGAACGCCGAGAATTGCCTAGATGCGGAACCCAGAGACTTTTTGATCCCCTTGTCGAACTGCCGCCCGTCCGATGAAAACAAGACGCTAAGTTTTGCTATGCTAGCCGCTGCCATGTCGTTCTTTAATCTTTGCGAATGTCCGCCACCTTGCAAGGCGGGCGTCCGGTTGTTCTATTGCAGGACGCGGTATAAAATCCGCCTCCGAGAAGCTTCGACCGTGCCCCTTGCCGCCTGCGGCGTTCGCGACGGTGGCGCAAATACGCGCTGCCCGCCGATCGTGCCGCGCCTCCCGCGCCTTCCATGCTCTCGCGTAGGCGTTTAGTTCCAGGGGTGTCGAGCTCAGCCATTGTTGTTTTGTTAGTCCGATTTCGACGACGAAGAACGCTTCCTCTTCTTCGGCTTTCCCGGCGCTGAACCCTGCCCCTCCTCCCACGCACGCCGGACCGCGTCGGCGACCGGTTCCAGGTCATCGTCGTCCATCGCCGCCCAGATATCCTCGGGCGTCTCGGACGGGTTGGGTTCATCCAGCAGGCACCAGACCATCGCCGACACGGCGACGGCGCCGCCCGAGCCGAGCAGGTCGTTGACCCGCCCGGCCCGGAACTGCGTCCGCCGGGTGAACTTGAGCCGGCGGCTTTTCCCGCCGATGTTTACCTCGATGTTGTCAGCCATTTTTTAAGGCGCTGCGGTGATGGTTACGGCTCCGGAGATCTGGATTGTGAGCGTCAGCTCTAACCTCCCGTCGATCGCGCCGGGCTCGATTTCGTAGCCGGTGATGTATCCGCTATAATCAACCTCCGCACTGTTGGCAGTGGTCAGCACCTCTTTGAACGTCGTCTCCGTCCCGGCGGCGAAATTGGTCTGCATCGCCGCGTGGTGCGTGTCGTCCGGGTCGTAGAGGAAAACAGCGGTGACCGTTCCGCCGTCTTTAACGGTGGTGAGCTGTTCGCGCCAACCGCCCGTGCTGTCATGGGTGGTGACGTCGACCGTTTCCATCCCGAGCGCCGGCCCGCTGACGCTGACCAGGTTCGGGATCGCGACAAACACGGCTCCGCCGGTGTCGTATTGTAGTTGTGAGCCGAAGCTCGCTGCTTTTGCCATGGTATTTTTTCCTTTGGTTTAGGTTAGTGTTAGGGTGAAAAAAATTATGCTCCTCTCGCTCTTACCCGGTAGCTTAGCCGCTTCCAAAATATCACGCCTTCGCCGTCCGCCTCGCCCGGGTCGAACCCCTCGTCCTCGTCTTCGGCGAGTATCAAGAGGAACTCGGTAGAACCCTGCACCGTCTGACCGAGCGCAGCGATCGCACCGTGGAGCGCGTCGGCGATGTCGTCGTTGTCGTCCTGGCTTTCGCTCCAGAACAAAAACTCGACCGTCTTCTCGAACGTGCCCGATAGCCCGCCGTGGGTGACGGTGTCGCCCGTGCTGATTAGGCGGTAGACCCCATACGGCATCGCCGCCCGCTGTGGCGCGATGACGGCGTAAAGCTTCGACCCGATGAGCGCCGAAACGTTAGCGTCGGCGAGGACAAGCGCCCGGAAGTCGATTTTAAACTGTTTGGTGTCGATCATCTCCGCATCATCTTCCTTCTGATCCGCGCCGCCGCCTTCATCGTCTCCTCGGCCAATAATGATTTATATTTCGCCAACACCTGGGACTTGGTGGACTCGTATGCCGGATTAATAAACGGGCGAGGCATCACCGGTCCCCATATGGGGGAGTTCCGCCCGCCCTCCACTAGGTGCGCGTATCGACCGGGGACACGGAGCTCGCGCTTCCGTCTCCCCGGTCGCTGGAAGAATCCGCCCATCCCGCGCCTCGGTCCGACGATCACGTAGACGCTATCGGTTCGCGTGTTCGTTTTCGCCTTCAGCCCGAGGGACTTTTTCAGAAGCCCCGAGCTGCCGCTCTTCGGCGTGGGCGCCAACGCCTTCATCGCGTTCAGTGTGATCCTGGATGCCCGCGTGAGTGCGGCTCGTTGACCACCGCGCACTACCCGGCGCATGTTGTGATCGAGCTCGCGCTCCAGTTTGCCAAGCTGGCGCTCCATAGATCTGGCGTCGAATTTTATCATTGTTAGTATTTCAGCGTCTTGGCGCGGACCGACGACCAGAGGTAAGCTGCCAGCCCGACGACGACCGCGCCGACGATCTCGGCCACCGACCCGCTCGCGGCGTCAACCGCAGGCGCGAGCGCCTCGGCACCGTCGCCGGTGATGATGTTCTTGCCGACGAGGAACCCGGCGGCGGCTGTGAGTGCCTGACGGATGACCCGTTGTGCGTGTCCCGAGACGTCAGCCTCGACCATTTTTCTTGTGATGTTGCTCATAGTTTTTGTTGTGTTGTTATTCGCCCGTGTACGTTTTGGCGATAGTTTCGATTGCGACGGTCTGGCGCTCTAACAGAGTTCCCAGAGTTTGATTTTGCTCCCATATAACGTAGAGCGCGGCGACGAGCCCGAGCGCGGTGATGACGCCGCTGGAGAGCTTGCCGAGTTCTTTTAACACCTCCGGGTTCATTTGTTCAGTTCGTCCTTCCTGACAAAATTCGCAGAAAATTCCCGCTCGAACTGCTGCAACAGGTCTTTGGTGTCGCGGATTTCGCGTTCGATCTGGATGAGGGAGGCGGAGTCGGGCATGCGGTCGAGCCGTTCGTCTATGTCCCGGTACATCTGGTTTGCGTCGGTGCGTGTGAACCGGTCGCCAGCGGACCGGAACGATTTCAGTTCTACCAGACCGACCGTGACCCAACTGCCCCACGCCAACATGAGAGGGTAAGTGGCGAGTGCCCCTTTTAGGAGGACTGTCCAGCCTCCTCCGATCTCTGAAACTTTACACATGTTAGTGAGTTTTTGCGTTATACGTCAAAGTCTTCTTCTTCTTCTTTTTGCTCCGCTTGCGCCGGAGGAGGACAGCCAGCAGCCCGCCAGCGAGGAGCGCGGATCGTTTTGGTTCGGGGATCGGCGAGGCGTAGACGGTGACGTGGGAGATGTCTTTGGTGCCGGAGGTGCCGAGGAACGGCAGGAACTCGCCGCAGTCGGTGTCGGTCTCGAAGAGCGCGAACTCGTTGCCAGCTTTGACCGCCGCCCAGTCTCCGACCGTGGCGATTTCGGAGTAGTCCCCGTCTTCGACCCGCGCCACCTCCACCAGCTCGACGCCTAGGAGCGCGGATACGGTGTCCGCTTTGTCGTTGCCGGGTAGGATGTAGTCAGGTGTCACGAACCCGTCACCGTAGACCGTGCAAGCAGCTTGAGCCACCGGTGCGGTGATGAGTGTTAGTGCTAGTA